ACACCGTTTAGCGTTACGATGATGTTATCCTCTAAGAAGTCCATCGTGTTGCCGTTGTCATCCGCGCCAGTAAACGCTGTTTGACCTGATGTCGCAGTGTAGTTGTAAACGTCAATGCTGCGTGTGGCTAAGTTATCAATATCAACCGCCGCCATCGTGATAAACACTTCGACGTTCGTACCTGACAAGTTCAACAGCGATCCTGTGCTGCTCTCAATTAGTGTACGCGATAGTGTGGTGCCAGCGGATGTATATGTACCCGTGCCGACTTCCCAATCATTGCCATCAATAATTGTATAACGAACTTCGTTGCCATCAACGATGCCGCCATCCGCAAACGACTGAAACCCTGCAACAGCAGAGCCAAGGGTAATCGTGCCAGTGCCAGTTGTGCTGGTATTGACCTTTACGCGGTTAGCAAATTTTACTGCCATTACAGCCCCCTAAATTAGCTTGGATCAGGGATGCCGATGTCCAACGCTTCGAGTGAGAATGTGTTGCCTGTTGTTACGCTTTGTGACGCTGTAAGTGCGCCCGTAACAAGTAAGCGTGAATTTGACGTGTCAACAATCGCATAATGCGTTGCTGTGCCTGTTCCAGTGATAGAACCATCTGAAATAGCTGCCATTGTGACTTTACGACCACCACCTGTGCGATCTGTAGGTGCGCCAATCGAAATGCTTGTCTTGTTGCCAAGAGTGTAAGTTGATGTCGCCTCTGCGTAGGTTGTCGCCTCTTGCGATGTCAAATCAACACGATTGGCTTCCGTATCCAAAACGGTCAAGCCGTTGTCGAGTACGCGATCTGCAATGCTTGCCATTAGTAACTCCTAATTTTCATGCGGCGACCCGAACCACTGGTTTTCGCCTTTTCGCTTTCCATATTTATAGCATCAACTGCTGTTTTATACAACGAAGCCCAAACCTGTATGCGCACATCGTCAGCTAGGTACGGCGCAGCGTGTAATAGCGCACCATATAAATAGGCATCAGGATGATTATTCAAAACCCAGTTTGATGTATTGCCTGCGGTCAGCGCTTCAATTTTTTCAAAGTACAGCATTTCAAGCGTGTAGCTTGCATCAGGCGATGGATGAACCTCAATACTACCATCTAAGATTGCAAAAGACTTGGGGCGACCTGCGGTGTTTAAGTTTTGCGCACGCAAGCTAGTAATCTCAAACGCGCCAACCATTTCTAAAGTTGACGTATCTCCTGACGTAATAGACATGCGAATTGGCTCAAGGAAATCATTAGGCAAAGCGCTGTATTGTGTATCAAGCACAGCAGTCGCACGCTTTTCCATGCGCCAATGACGTATTTCACGGTTCATCTTGGTTTCTGCCAAGGTGATAAAGTCTGGTATGACAGACGTTAAATCATCGCGGTTCAAAAAGTCCGCAATGCTTGCCTTTAGATCATCATAAGTTGCGAGTGCCATCTACCACTTTACCTTATCTGCCCAGTACGCCGCAGACATCTTGCCCTTGGCTATGTTTTTCGCATGACGCGCCTTAAAGGACTTAGCGCGTTTTGTCATAGTCTTATCGCCCGTCTTGCCCTGCTGGCCAAAGCGAATTGTCTTAACCTTATCGCCCTCCTTAGCCACAACTACGTGTGACTTAGTGGCGTGGCTTGGAGTGCGCTTGGGCTTATTATAACCCGATACTCCAGCGCGGGCGAGGCGGGGGTCTTTAGCCATTATAAAGGTTTCCACCATTCTGAACGTATGTACTATACAAGTCCATCATGGTTGCTTGGTCAGCAGTATCTACAAAATCGCCCATCCCAGAGGCAATGAGATCATCCACCATGCTTGCGTATAAAGTTGGGCTAAATCCACCCACCGAAATCCCGCGACCAGAGTAAGTTGGGCCAACATCAGGCATGCCATAGTCACTTCTACCAGAGTAAACAAGTGGCCGCTCACCTCTGCGCCCACCTCTTGAAGTCGGGCCAGAGTAATCAAGCAACCCACCGCGCTCACCACCTCTTGATGTTGGCGTTGGCATATTAATAGGCACAACCTGTTGCCCCATTACAAGCGCTTCTTTCTGCGCATCTGTGAGGGTTGATGGTTCCGTGCTTGGATCAAAATTGCGAGGATCAACTGCAGCAGCAGGAACGTTGTAACCCTCCACATTGTAGCTTTGATTATACGGTCTTGTCATTGCGCTTTCAGTCTGCGCAATACTTTCTTGTGCGCCATATGAAGGAACAATCTGGTTAAGTACAGGCGGCGTAGTCGCGTTTGGCGTAACATTCCGCGTTGACGCTCTATTAGCAATATCCTCAACACGCTGCTGCGCCTCATATGGCTTTGCAAAAAGATTACCCAATATAGAAAGCAAACCACCGCCCTCAAAGCGATCACCTGACTTACCGCCGCCACCACCGTCAATCATGTCGAGCAAGCCAGTAAAGCGATTGCCCTGCAAATCTGTGCCACGGCCCAACGCAGACAATGCGCCCATGCCAGCTAGTAATCCTAATGCTTGTCCAGCTTTCATTTCTTCTTACCTTTTTTGCTTTTGCTCAGCTTCTTTAAATCTGCGCCAGTAATTTTCTTTCGTGGTGGAGCCACTGCGGCTAACTTTTTTTGCTTTGGGCTGTACTTAGAATACGGCATTAGGACTTCACCTGTTTTTCCCATTCATAACACTTAACCTGCTTGATTGTATACGTTGGATATTTCATCTGCAAAGATGGAACTCCGTTCTGCATAAAATCAGCAATGCATTCATTCTCATCGACATACGCAGGCCCACCGACTGCAAAGCAGTAATTCTGAGCGCATAAGAGAACAAATGCAGTAAACATTACATTACTTCTTTACTTTCTTTTTGGCCGTCTTAGCGGCCGCTTTAAACGCCTTGGCAGTCGGCGCACCTTTACTTCCAGCCTTGCGCATCTTTTCGCCGCTGCCCGCCGCAATGCGTTTGCGTTTAGCGTGGATGTTGGCATAAAGACCCTTTGCCATTACTTCTTAGCCTTAGCCATACATTTGCCCTTACGCTTACACGCTGCTGGAGTTGGGCAACCTTTGCATGGTTTAAAACCAGCCTTGCTTCCCATTTTCTTTCCATACGCCATAGCAATCTCCTTTGCCGCAAACGTAGCACATTATGCCAAACCACGCAAATTCCGTTTTATCTCACCGCGCCAGCTATTAAATGCACCAGATAAAGCAGTTGCAGCGTCACTCGCCATCGTCAAGCACAGCGCATCAGCCAAGTCAGGCGAGGTTAAGCCACGCTTGCGCATCTCATCCTTACTCTCAGCTTTCATCTTGCCTGAACTGGTAAAACTATAGCGAATGCTGGTTAGCTCTGCGATGAGCTTGTCGTTCTTCGGCAACTTGCAAGAACGATCCTCAAGCCAACCTTTAGTCTTAAACCAAAGTTCGCTGCGCAGGTTCAAATAGGTATCGCCCATAGATGGGCTTTCGGCAACATTCACGCCGCGCACAGGTAAGCCAATCTCACGCAGGCGGTCCACCACACCTGAGCCCACGCCAATGCTATCCACCAATATCTCACGCGGCTGTCTACTAGGCGGCAGCGCCTCATACTCAGCAACAACACGGCCCACAGTCTGCATCAAGTCCAGCCCCTGCCACGCCATAATCTCAGTTACAATCGGACCCTGACGCTTGCACAGCGCAGTCTTATCCGTACCAAACCGCGCTACATCCAAGCCCCACACAGGCTTCGTATCCTCATCAATCTGCACATCACGATGCGTAGCGTTTTCTACCAAGTGGTATGGAATAATCGTGTCATCGTCAGCAAGCGGAAACTCACCAAGAACACGAATACGATAAGCATTACTTTCTTCACCATATCTAATCCGCATTTCCTCAACAAACTCATCGCTGACCAGAGGACTATCCACGCAAGACCAACGGCGTGTCCACCAGCTATCCGCCATGCGCGTCTGGCTTTCAAAAAACGTACCGCTGCTTCGCGTAGGGTTGCTCAGCATAATCGTAGTCGCGCTATGACCCGACATAGACCCTGCCGCAGCCTCAAATACCTGCTCAGGCACACCAGAAGCCTCATCTACAACCAACATAACATGCTCAGAGTGAACACCAGCCAAAGCTTCAGGCGTTTCTGCGCGTGACGTTCTAGCAGAAATAAACATCTCACTCTGCGCAGACATATGCTCAACACGGTCTGACTTCACATTCAGCACGCTCTGCAAGCCCTCTGGTAGCTCATTTATCCAACGCTTCAACTCTGCGAAAAGCGCGTCAAAAAGCTGACTAGAGGTGGGCGCAGTTACAACAACTTTATTTGGGTAATGCATCAAAAAATACCATAGCATTGCCCACGATGCTGCTGTAGACTTACCAGTACCATGACCAGACCGAATGCTAATCTTGCGTTCGCCAGACGCAATCGCTTCCAGAAATTCTGCCTGATACGGCAATGGCTCTACGCCAAGCAC